TATTTTGTTCGTACGCAGACGCAGCACGGTGTGATTGGTGGGTGTATTGTTCTAACAAGGGATGTAAAAACCATAATGGTAATGGTGTGTTTCAGGATAAACCAAATTGGGTGGTAACCATTTCTAAGTAGCCTAGTATTATGTAGGTGAAAATCCCACAAGCTATTGAGAAAAAGACATTCCGAGGAAAGCTGGCAATCCAAAGTTTGATCTCTTATAGTTTACATCCTTAGGGACAACGCTATATATAAGAGCGTTATAATACTAGGTTGCTTTGAGATGGTTATTTTCACAGAAACAATTCATTAACCTTAATAATTCGTGGTCGAGAACCCAAACCATCTACGCATAACTCTGCAGACAGATATCAGCGGCAACAAAACTGATAATGAAACAAAGCAATATGACTACTCTAAAGCATAAAAACCATAAACTCATTAGCCTGATAAAGGTTGATGTAGTAGTATGTCCAGAGTGGTTACAGGATCGCTTTTATAGAAATCAACCTGAACAGGATCTCTGCCGCAGTACTAAGACTTAATGTAAACATAAATAAGTCAAAGGAAGCCGGCAGAGCGAAAGCAGATGTCGGCTTCGGTCGTTTAATGTAAAAACACTCTCCAATTCGGCATGGAACAGACCGAATTAAAATGCCTTGAGAACATTAGTTCAATAGGAAGCTCTTTAGGGAGCAGTTCACAGGATAAGCATGCGCTTGGTTAAAAGCCAATCCTAAATACGTACTAAGTACGCTAGCACTATGACAATTGAGTACTTATTGGGGTATCGTCCAACGGTAGGACGGGAGTTTTTGGAGCTCTTGATATAGGTTCGAGTCCTATTGCCCCAACTAAGGTGTCTGATTAGCAAAGAGGTATTTGCGGCTGTCTGTAAAACAGTTTCTACATTGAGGAGTGGTTCAATTCCACCAGGCACCACAATCTAATACGTTATGGTAGTATTAGGTTATTTCTTGATCCGGTTTGAATCCTACAAAGCATAAAGCAAACTATTCTTTTGTAATTTTACAGCTCTTACCCTTTTGTAATTTTACAGCTCTTACCCCTAATCATCTATCAATACTTTGGATTGGGGGTATGAGTAAAAATTCCGAAAAAGTCAAAAAATGGAGAAAGTCTACTAAAAATAGAATTGTACAATCAATGGGAGGTAAATGTGTTTGTTGTGGATATAATAAATGCAATCACGCCCTAGCTCTTCATCATTTAGATCCATCACAAAAAGATATAGCTCTTGGAACTATTAGAGCCAATTCAATTTGTTGGGAAAAAATAGTAAAAGAATTAAAAAAATGCATTATGGTTTGTCATAATTGTCATTCTGAAATTCATGCTGGAATTACTGAAATACCATCTGACGCAGCTTGTTTTGATGAGTCGTTTTCTTCTTATAAAGATCTTGAAAAACAAGCCGCCCTTGACAATTGTCCAATCTGCGGAAACTTAAAACCAACATTTAAAATTACTTGTTCTGTTAAATGCGGAGCTAAAATGCAATATAAAGTTGATTGGGATTCAATTGATTTAGAATCAGAACTAAAAACAAAATCCATAGTACAAATTTCAGAAGAATTAGGTTGTTCAGATGCAGCTGTTCACAAAAGATTAAAGCGTATTGGTTTGAAGTAAATATTCTAGTGTATCCGAGTCTGGTAGCAGGAACTTGACTGTTAATCAAGAGCATTAATTTGCCGCCGGGGGTTCGAATCCCTCCACTAGAGCGATAAAAGAATTGTCATAATGAGTTATTATGTGGTTATCAGTAAAAACAGCAATGCCTTATATAAACGATGAAGATTACATACAGTCAATTATCTTCGATATCAAATCAAAGTTAGGTGATGTGCCTGTTGATATTACATCCATCAAATACGGTAATATAGATATTTGTTTAAATAACGGAACCTTCAGCGAAAATGAAAAACAACTAACACTACTAAGCGATACATTGTTTACAGGAGAAATTAAAGGAGAGTGTGATCGCGGAATTATAAGAGATGAAGATAGGACAATTGTTTAGCTATTTTAAATGCCTCCATCGTCTAACGGCTTAGGATCGCTGTTTTTCACACAGCAAATGAGGAGTTCGATTCTCCCTGGAGGTGCCAAATTAATTAAGTTGATTTTATGAGAAAAGCCTACATTAGATACAAGGATGACTTACCGGCATCTACAATGCTTGCGTCAGCTCAACTTGGTTTCAAAGAACTTGGAATACATACAACGCCATTTTATGGTTTCAATGATATAGAATCTCTTTCAGATCTTGGTCCCGATGTAGGTATTGTTGGGTTTGTAAATGATATCCATGAGGCCTTAAATAAAATTGGACGACCCATTCCTAAAACAATGGATTATCCTGAAGTTCTTTCTTCATGGCTACATAGAAACATTACTACATCTAATATCAAAGACATATTATCACGTAATGATTCTATATTTATCAAACCAGTTTCTGAAAAGTTATTTACTGGATTTGTTTGGCCTATTTATATTTCAAGAATTGTAAATCTACCAGCAGATACTGAACTTCTATTATCTGATGTAATTGAATTCAAATCCGAATATCGAGTTTTTGTATTAGATTCAGAAATAATTGGCTGTAGACATTATAAAGGTGACTGGTCATTAGCATTAGATAAGAACCTTACCCTAGAGGCAGTAGAGGCAATGTCTTCTTGGTCTGAATGTCCTAGAGCGTATTGTTTAGACCTTGGTATAACAGATACTAGTAATTGTTGTTTAGTAGAAGTTAATGATGCATATGCTGTTGGTAGTTATGGATTACAGGATGCTTTATACGCAAGACTTCTAGAAGCAAGGTGGGATGAATTGGCAATTAATAGAACATAGTAATTAGATAGAATAATTGTTTAACTATTTTGTTAACAAAGAATTGGTTATTTTTGTATTCTAATATGAGCCCTCCTGTAAAACTTCCACCAAGACCAGTTAGGTCAACAGCCAAGAGTTATGATGACTTGTCGGCGGTTTCTGCTTTAGATGCAGCAGATGCGAGGTTACGTGCGGCTATGAAATTAGCAGATGAAGAAGCTGTCAGAAATCAGGAATTGCAAAACGAATTAGACACTATGAGAGCTTCGGTTGAAATTCCAAAACTTCCACCTCCACCACCAATTCCCCAGGGAAAGCCAATTTCAGTATCAGCTCAGGCCTTGACTATTAGGGGTAAGTATTGGAAGTTCACAATTCCATTTACACTGTTATTGTCATTATGTCCTTTAATATGGACACTAGCAAATGACTACATGCAAATGAAGAGAGATTTTAAGTCACAGACAGAAACTTATGCAGCACAAGCTAAACGCATCGAGGAAGTCAACGTGTACGCCCATGAGGTAGGTAATAGAAATTCGGAGCTAAGAGAAACAGTAGCACAACTTTCTGGATATATTGCTGGCGTATTGCCTAAGGCTGGTGTAAAGGTACCTGGAGCAGAACCTGGAGCAACGTTTGTAAATGTGGTATCAGATCCTCTTCCATTAGGAGAAATGAAGAAGAGACAATCGCCAATAACTGTAAGAACGCCTGTGCCTGCCCCTGCTCCTAAGAAATGAAACTTTGCTGGTGTGGTGTAATTGGTAGCCACAATTGATTTAAAATCAATCGCCTAAAGCGTGTGGGTTCGAGTCCCTCCATCAGCACTTCCTGAACATCCATCAGATTAACCATACAAGCAAAATATAGTGGTTCGAGTCCACTCAAGGCCACGAGTGCTTCGGCACCAACCATGGCCTTGTAGCCAAACTGGAAAAGGCAAATGATGTGTAATCATGCAACAACAAGGTCAATCACTCGGATGTTTAGGTAAATTCTTTGTCGATGTGATAATTGAAACAATCCATCGGCGCTATTATGAAAAAATACGATCATCTAAGAATAGCTGCTAGAAAATGGAAATTGGAAGGTTTATCTATTGACGAGATATGCAAAAATCTATCACTGAGTAAAGGAACAGTATATCATTGGATAAAAGATATACCACTTCAACGCAAAAGCCGAGCGGGACAAAACCTAAAAACAGAACGTAACAAAAACAATAAATACTGGGAACGCCTAAGAGATGAAGCTTATCAAAGAGGAGTTGATGAATATGATATATTTTGTAAAGATCCTACGTTTAGAGATTTTGTTGTATTATATCTTACAGAAGGTTACAGAAGGGACAGAAACTGTGTAGATATTGTTAATTCAAATTCATCATTAATACAATTAGCGGCTCATTGGTTTAGAAAATGTA